GCAACTTTTTCAGCTGTGTCTGGAGATGGATTTTTTTGTAATACAACAAGTGGTGCTTTTACTTGTAATCTACCAGCAGGTTCTGCTGGAGCAATAGTATCTCTTGCAGATTACGCAGGAACTTGGCAAACAAATAATTTAACAGTATCTCCAAATGGATCAGAAAAAATTGGTGGAGTAAATGCAGATGTAACTTTAACAACAGAAGGACAATCAGTTACATTTGTGTATGTTGATTCAACACAAGGTTGGGTTAATGTTCAAGATTCAACAAGTAATGAAAGGGGAAACGCATTTATTACAGCAACAGGTGGAACAATAACTACTTGTGGTAACGATAAAATTCATACTTTTACTGGTCCTGGAACTTTTACAGTTGTACAAGCTGCTGCTTGTGCAGCAAATAATGTGATGTCGCATTTAGTAGTCGCTGGAGGAGGGGGTGGTAGTACATTTGGTGGCGGAGGTGCAGGAGGATTTAGAGAAGTAAAAAGTCCTGTTACTCCTTATACAGCTAGTCCACTAGATGGTTATCCAAGTTCTCCAAACAGAGTTACAGTTACAGCACAAGCATATCCAATAACAGTTGGTGGAGGTGGTGCTGGTGGACCTGGAAATCCAGGTGGTGCTTCAAATGGTAATCCTTCAATATTTTCAACAGTTACATCTACTGCTGGAGGAGGTGGAAATCAAGATGTACCTACAAATACATCTAATCCTGGAGGATCAGGTGGAGGTAATCAAGGAAGTCCTGCTGGTTCAGGGAATACTCCACCAGTTAGTCCACCTCAAGGAAATAATGGTGGGACTGGAATTGGTGGAACAGGATGTTCTGCTGGTGGTGGAGGAGGTGGAGCAACTGCTGTTGGAACAAATGCCTCTCCAGGAAGTCAAGGGTCTTCTGGAAATGGTGGAGCAGGAGCAACAACAAATATTACAGGATCACCTGTTGCATACGCAGGTGGAGGTGGTGGCGGTGGTGATGCAAGAGCACCAGGTGTTACTGGTGGCGGTGGCGGAACTGGTGGTGGTGGAAATGGATCTGGTGGTGGCACTACTCCAGGTGGAGTTGCTGGAACAGCAAATACTGGAGGAGGAGGTGGAGGAGCTGGTTTTAGCTTATCAACATCACCTAATTATGCTGTAGGTGCAACAGGAGGATCAGGTATAGTAGTAATAAGGTATAAATTTCAATAATTATGACAAGTACAATTAAAGTAAACAACATACAAAATCAATGTGGAGCTAACATCATCAATGAAAGCTCTAACACAATAACTATTGGTGCAAGTGGAGATACTATTGCTTTAGCATCAGGTGCATCACAAACAGGTTTTGGTAGAACTGGTACTGTTGATTGGCAAACTTCCATTAAAACTTCAGACTTTACAGCTGCTAATGGCGAAGGTTATTTTGTTAATACAACTTCAGGAGCAGTTACAATGACTTTACCAAGTTCACCAAGTGCAGGTAATATTGTTTCTGTTAAAGATTACGCATACAAATTTGGTACTAATGCTTTAACAGTTAATAGAAATGGATCAAATATAGGTGGTGGAGGAGATTTTAACCCATCATATGATACAGATGGTGCTTTTTTAACTTTTATCTATGCAGATTCAACTAAAGGGTGGTTACTGACTGATGAAGCAAATAATACAACTGATGCATCAAACACATTTGTTACAGCAACAGGAGGAACTATAACAACTTCTGGAGATTACAAAATTCATACTTTTACAGGACCAGGCACTTTTTGTGTAACTGCTGGAGGAGGACCTGTAGCTAATGTTTCTTATTTAGTTATTGCTGGTGGAGGAGGCGGTGGTAATAGTAGTAATGGAGCTGGTAGACATGGTGGTGCAGGTGGTGGAGGTGGTGGTTTTAGAGAATCAAAAGGACCAGCCGATTGTTATACTGCTTCACCTTTTGCAACTACAACAGGATTACCTGTATCAGTAGGTGCTTATCCGATTACAGTTGGAGCAGGTGGATCATCTGGTGGAGGTGGAGGTAGTGCTCCAGGACCAGCAGGTTCAAATTCAATTTTTAGTACAATAACTTCAGCAGGTGGTGGAGGTGGTGCAGGTGATGAAGGAGATAGTAACCCATCAAGAAAAAATGGTGGAAGTGGTGGAGGAGGAACTTCAGCTTGTGGAGCTGGTTCTGCTGGACATACAGCAGGAGATGGTAATAGTCCTCCAGTAAGTCCAGCACAAGGACAACCAGGAATTACTGGTTCGCCAGGCACAGCTGGTGGAGGTGGTGGTGGGGGTATTGGTGGACCTTCTACTAAAGCACCTTTTACTACAGCTGGAAAAGCTGGTGGTACAAGTTCAATAAATGCTTCAGCAACAACAAGAGCTGGTGGCGGTGGTGGTGGACCAAATGGATCTGCTGGTCCTGGTGGAGCAGGAGGTGGTGGTAATCCTGGAGGAGCTGGTGGAGATAATGCAACTGCAAATACTGGTGGTGGAGGTGGTGGTGCATCTCATAATCCTAGCAGTTCTTTTAATGGTGGAGCAGGCGGTTCTGGTATAGTAATAATAAGGTACAAATTTCAATAGGTAAATTATGAGTGAAATAAAAGTAAATAAAATAAGTCCAAGAACAAATTGTGGTACAACCACATTAGGGGATAGTGGAGATACATTTACAATTCCTGCTGGTGTAACAATTACAAACAATGGAACGCAGACAGGATTCGGTAGAACTGGAACTGTTGATTGGCAGACAACTGTTAAGACTTCTGGTTTTACTGCAACATCTGGTGAAGGTTATTTTTGTAATACAACAAGTGGAGCTTTCACAGTAACACTACCTGCCTCTCCAAGTGCTGGAGATATTGTGGCTATTAAAGATTACGCATTAACTTTTGATACAAACAATTTAACAATTGGGAGAAATAGTCAACCTATTGAAGGAACAGCTACTGATGCAACAATAAATGTTGAAGGTCAATCAGTTACATTAATTTACATAGATGGTACACAAGGATGGAAAGTAACTGATCAAGGAAAAAAAGCTGATATTGGGTTTGCAGAATTTATTGTAGCAACAGGTGGAACAATTACAACAAGTGGTAATTTTAAAATTCATACTTTTACAGGTCCTGGTACTTTTACAGTTTGTTCAGTAGGTAATGCTTGTGGATCTAATACTGTAGATTATTTAGTAGTTGCAGGTGGTGGTGGAGGTGCTACTGTTTCTAATTCAAACAATGCTGGTGGCGGAGGTGGAGCAGGTGGTTACAGAGAATCATCTGGTGCAGCATCTGGTTGTTACTCGAGATCTCCATTAGGTGCTTGTGTTAGTGCTCTACCTGTTTCAGCAACAGGTTATCCAATTACAGTTGGAGGCGGTGGTTCACCAACTCCAAATTCTCATTCGACAGGTGCAGATGGTAGTAATTCAGTATTTTCAACAATAACATCAGCTGGCGGAGGCGGTGGTGGAAATGGTCCTAATAATCCAGGAAGAAGTGGTGGATCAGGCGGTGGTGGAGCTACTGTAGGTTCAGGTGCAGGCTCAGGAAATCAACCACCAGTGAGTCCACCTCAAGGTAATAATGGTGGATCTGCTTCAACTACTCCTGGTGGTGGAGGCGGTGGGGCTACTGCAGCTGGAACAAATGGAGGACCTATTGCAGGTCCAGGTGGAGATGGAGCAACAAGTTCAATTAATGGAACACCAACAGCAAGAGCTGGTGGTGGAGGTGGTGGAAATGCTACAGGTACTCCTACACCTGGTGCACCAGCACCAACAGGAGGATCAGGTGGTGGAGGAATTGGTGGTCAAGAAAACCCAAGTTCTCCATTTAGAGTTGATGGAGGAGCAGGAACAGTCAATACTGGAGGTGGCGGTGGAGGTGGTTCAAATAATGATGACCCAGCAGGAACTTTTTCTGTAGGTGGAGCAGGTGGTAGCGGAATCGTAATAATAAGATATAAATATCAATAGTTGAATGATAATTAAAATTAATATATAAGGAGAAACATTATGGCACATTTTGCAAAACTAGGAGCTAATGGAAAAGTTATTCAAGTATTAACACTTGATAACAAAGATATGTTAAATGCTGATGGTGTAGAAGATGAAGCAGTAGGTCAACAATATTTAGAGCAACACAACAACTGGGCTGCTCAAATGTGGATTCAAACTTCATACAATACATCTGGTAACCAACATAGTTCAGGCGACAACTCAAAAGCATTTAGAGGAAACTATGCAGGTATAGGTTATACTTGGGATGAAGATAATGAATTATTTTTTCCTAAAAAACCTTATCCTTCTTGGGTAAAACATATTGCAACAGCTTCTTGGAAATCTCCAA